CGAAACCCGCTGCTGACAACAATCGGACTTTGTGTGATGGTGCGTATCATCTCAAGGCCGTGGCATGTCGCCATCAAGCGCTGCACAATCATGGCGTCTGGCTGGTTGCTCAGGCCAAGCCGGTCAGCCGTTTGACTGTGACACATTTCTTGTAACGTGAAATTCTTTGTAAGGTTCATTTTTCGCTCAATGGTTTTGTTGTGAGCTCGCGCAGAAGCCACATCAGCACAGGCCAGAAGGCCAGCAGGTAGGGTTGATAACGCGCAGGCATCAGGCTGCTGAAGAAGCCACTGTTCACCTCAAATGCAGTAATCAGCACACCAGCAAACACCGCCCAAAAGGTCTTGCTTTTCAGGCGTTGGAGGATGGCGTTCACAGCTCCCACCCCATCATGTCCCACATCTCGCGCAGCCATTCTGCATACAGGTCATAAAGTTGGTTCACGCCAAGCCTCCCATAAGAAAGAATTTCATAGCCGCCATAATCAATGCAGCCAGCACAAGCCACACCAGCTTATTGATATTGCCGTTGATTCCTTCAAGCTGCTTTTGTATTGCCGATGTGCTTTGCTCAAGCAGCGCAATGCGTGTGCCGTGGTCGCCTGTGTCGTGTCGTCGTTCGTCGGTCGTCATGGCTCAGTCCTAGAAGTTAATGCCGTAAGTGCCAGCAAAATCGGAACTGCCTGAAACTATTCTGTTTCCCCACTTTTGGGTGTTGGTGCAGGTACTCTCAACCCTGAGCGAATTGCTGGATACCGATTCGCCCTCGTTCATGCTCAATTCACAGTTGTCAGCAGTCCCAAGCAAATGAATGCCAGGAGATGTTGTTCCTTTGCCGTAATTTCCCCGCACACGCGCAAAGCTACAGGTTGCAACCCTTATTCCCCCAACGCCAGACGCATGGTTGTCTTCAATCGTCGGATTCCAAAGGCCAAACGCTGTGATGCCAAAATTTGGCGCAGTTACCCTGTTTCCTCGCGTCACCAGCCGATCAGCACCGATCAGTAATCCGTTTTCACCTGCACCACTGACAAGTATGGTGTTCCCGATGAAATCCACTTGAGTCGTGATTGCGGCTGTGGTGACAACTTTGTTGCTTGTGAAATTGCAATCAACATAAGCCCCACCAGCAAACTGAATCAGTCCGCTGAAATAATTACCAGTCACCTTGACGTTCATGTTGCCCGTTGCTGAAAACAGTTTCAGCGCTGGGCGTGTTGCCAGTACGTTGACGCTGTTGCCACGCCCCACATCCATGTTTGTGCAGGTGTCGAAATAAAGACCTTCGCCCAATGACGCTGCGGACACTTTATTGATGATGTTTTCTGATACTGCAAAGTCGTAGCACCCCGTAAAGTACCCGCCAGCATTTGCGCATTCTTTGTCCACATTGTTGGTGACAATCACTTTTTTTATGTTGCGAAAAGTGCCGATGCCTGAGCCATCATTTGTTGGCGTCGTTGCGGCCTCGTCCTCAGTCCCCCATCCGTTGTAGTGGCTTCGATTGCCAACATGGATGCCGTTGCACTCGATCAGCGCCCCGGTGTTGTTGTAGTCATACCCGTCAGCCCGATTGAACGATGCCGTGTTTTCCGTCACCGTAAAATTGATTGGGAAGCTGCCAAACGACGACCACGCCAACTGAAGACCCGATGCCCCGTTGTGTTGTAGGTCGTTGTCTGTGATGGTGAATCGGTTGCAGTTTGAGCCGACATAAATGCCATTCATGGCACCATTGCGTGAGGTGATTCCGCTGACAGTGAAGTCTGAGCAATCCCAAAAAAGCAGAGATTCAACCCATTCGTGGTAATAGGGTGTGGCATTGTTCACGTAGGCTGGCTTTTTTCCAACCGAATCAACCCGCATATTCTTGATGGTGAATCGTGAGCAGTAGCGGATGCGATTCGCGTGCAAGTTATCGTTTGTGCCGTTGCCCTGAATGTTGATGGAAATGTCAAAGTCGGTGCAGGGTGCGGCAGTGCTTGCGGGAAGGTTTTCACCAATACAGAATGCTTCACGTAAGCCGTTATTGATGGAACCAGCGCCGTAGATTTTGAAGTTGCTGCAATTGACAATGTAAAACGTAGCTTTCAGTCCGCGCTCTGAGGAATTAGCGTCTACTGCCGTGCCGCCTGCCTTGGCCGCTACGTTCGTCACCTTGCCATCAATGCGGATTGAGAAGTTGCTTTTCCCGCTGATCGTCAAGTGCGTGACATTGAAGTTAAACCCTGCTGGTATCACAAGCTCAGAATTGCTTGACATTGCGTCAATAGCCGCTTGAATTGCCAGTGTGTCGTCAGCTACACCGTTGCCAATAGCGCCAGATCGTTTGACGGATATGCGCTCAAGGTTTATCGCATCCTGAGTCTGGTACGCGTTAGCACCCACCATCGATGCGCCAGAGGATGCGGATAAATCCCCAAGCGTTACACCCTGGTACAGCCGCCACTTGCTTGATGTGTCGGTGGAAAATGCTGCGCTACTGGTGTGTGCCACAACGCAGACATACCAGCTACCTGATACGCTGACCAAGTCTTTGCCGACATACGCTGTTGCGGCAGCCCATGCGCCGCGATTTGTGAATGCCTTGATGGTGTCGATGGCTGCGGACAGGGTTGACTTGACATTTCCGAGTCGGTCGGTAAATATCAGTGCACCGCTGTTAATGGCCGCATCCAGCGTCTCCACGTTCAGCAAAAAATCAACGGGGTTTGTGCTCGGCACTGCGGCTGTCGTCATGTGGGATTAGTCCTGTGAGTAGATGCGGTCGTCGTATGCGGCCAATGCTAGGGAGCTTGTACCGTCGCCTGCTGGCTTAATCTCTGTCACGGTGTACAAGCCGGATGATTCGACCTCTGCGGCGGTCAAGCCAACAGCGAAGGCGTAACGACTCCCAAGCTGTCGAGTAATTCCATCGGCTAAGTACAAGCCAGACGGCACGCTGGCGAGTTGCACACTTGCGCCTGACGGGTAACAGACAATCGGTGCACCAAGGTGCAAGCCGTCCGCGCCTGTGAACAACATGCGCCCACTGGTCTCGCCTTTCCAGTCGATGGGCTCGCTGGTCGTGATGACGTTGCCCGCGATGGCCAGCACCTCGCCCGCCTGCAGTCCGTCATCCCCCGCAAAGTCGTTCGGGTCGATCCAGCGCACCAGTGAGCCAAGCCCCAACGAGCCGCCATCGCTCAAGCATTTATCTGACACGCTGACACACTGGTAAATCAGGCGATTGGCTTCCAGGTAAGCGCGGTTTGTCGCCTGCGTTTCATTGGTGCATCCCATCAGTTTTATCTTTTTGGCGTTGCCACTGACACCAGGAACCGGTGCGCCGGTCGTGATGTTGAGCCGCGCATAAGCCTTTTTGCTTTGAGAGGTCGGATCGACATACTCGATTTCAATTCCGTCATGTGACGCTGGTAAATGGCTGGCATAGCTGATGGCCGAATCGCCATCGCTGGACAGATTTCGGTAATCGAACTGCATCTCAGGGTAAGGCTTGGCCTGGTCGCGTGTGATCGTCCATTTCTGGCCATCGCGCCAAACGATGCAGCGGGCATGATTTGCCACGGTCTGCAGGCGCTCGCCCAGACTCATATCGGCATCATCAAGCGAGGCGTCAAAGCGCAGCAGCTCGGATGTTTCGCCAAACTCGGCATTGACTGCAGCCAGCGCGTCAGTGTCAAGCCCTGACATGTCGTTACCGGCCAGCGTCCAGATATGCGCCATGATTCGCGCAAAGTTGCGGCTCGCGCTTAGTGTGTCGGCGGTCAGCGTGCGCACATGACGGGCAAAGCGCAGGTTAAATTTTCGCTCGCTGTAGCCGGTGGCCTGCTCCGTCGCTTTTGTTGTCACACGAATCACAGACACACCTGGCAACACCTTGGCCGCGTAGTAGCGTACTGCGTAGACTTCTTCCAGCTTTGCCACGTCTGCGCCTCCGTCGCCAATCTGCGCGGTCAGGCGTGTGAACTGGATGCGGTAGCGGCCCGTCCCTGCACTGGGTGTGACTTGCGTCGTGTAAAAGCGTTGATCGAATGTGTCGGCGGCGTAGGCATCGGTCTGGCTCTGGCGTGTCCCTCCAATCTCCACGCCTGAGCCGTCAATCTGCCACCATTCAGCCTTGATTGATACCGTGCCCTTGAGGCCACGAAGGAAAACCGTATTCCAGCGCAGGCGCTCGCAGTTCAGAGGCAATGTGTACGGCCCTTGCGTGATGTAGTCGGTGCCTGCGGGCGTGATGGTGAAGGCTACGCCTGATTCAGTGTCATCCTCCACCCATGCCGTCGAGGTAAAAACAAAGGTCGCATTGCCGGATGCAACAGAATAGCTCTGCACGGTGCATGTCTGACTGAATGACTGTGGCGTGGTCAGCGAGTCCGTATAGGTGAACGCCACAAGCGCAGTCCCTGCAGGCGCAAGGCTTTTCAGATTATCCAGCGTTGGCCCGTCTGGAATGGTGACTGTGAATGTCGTTTCGTCCAGCAGCGCCGTGAATGACCCGGTGGCTGTCACAACCGGCCATGCAGTCGCATACTCCAATTCTTGCCCGTTCGTTTCGTCGCTGGCGAATGTCTCCAGCACATCCGTCAATGTCGTGCTGTTATTTTCTGGATAGCCTGCGCCCACTGGTTGGAAAAGCTCAAAGCTCGCGCCCTCGATGTCAAGGATTGGCGTCTCGGCATATTGCACATCAGTCACATCGCCCACGCCACGACTGATACAGAGCCACTCTGTCACGTACTTGATGTTGTCGATGTACTCCACGGTTGACGGCTGGATCATGTCCGGCCACACCCTGCGGTAGCCATACACGTCTGGCACAGCCTGGTACGCCCGCGCCTGGTTGCTTTGTGCTGTCAGTCGGTTGTTTGGGCTGTCCTTTCCCACATTGCCCATGCTGCTGCCGTCCATCTTCGGCATGAGTGAATAGGTCAGCGCAATAACTGCGACGGCCCCGGCTATCCAGTAGCCCAGCGCCACGCCCAATATTTCAATGCCTGCAGGTCTGCGCAGTACCGTCACGAGGTCAAACGCACACGGAGGTTTGTCCATGCGCGGGTCTGTCATCGGGTCAACCTTAATACCGTTGATCAACAATTCACAGTCTGCCCCTCCATCAATGTGAAGCGCAATGTTTTCTTGCAGCGTCAAGGCGTAATCAAGCGCGTGCCGAGTGCGGCCAGTGATGCCTTCCGGGTCGGTGAGGATTGTCAGCATGGGGTGTATTTGTAAAACTTTATGTCGCCGTAAACGCGCTGCAAAGCGGCCAATCGCGTGACGCGCACATTGCCTGGATGATCCGGTGAGCCTTCTGAGTGCAACACCATCGCGCCTGGTAGCAGGACTCCGCAATGTGTCGGTGCGCCGTTGCGCCATGCCATGAAGCAAGTCGCGCCGTCTTGATCTGTGCACTCGGCCCATCCTTTGGCGGCATGGAATCCGGTTTCGATGTCGGATTGAGGCACGTCGCCGGGGTCGATGTCCAACACTTCGCGGAAATATAAGACGATCAAGCCGAAACAATCGCAGGCGTCCCAATCAGAGCGCCACCTGACCCACGGAATGCCCACCATTCGGCTGACAAACTCGGCGGGCGTCATAAAATTCTTCATCCCCCCATACCAGGAAGTGATCCGCGTCCTATGGGTTGAAACTGATGGAGTAATGCCTTCGCGTTTTTATACGCGTTTGCTGCATCAATGATGTTGCAGTAAAGGCCAAGGCTTTTCTTCTTGTTGTTAATCTTTATGGCCGCGTTCCATTTACCTCTTTGCTTGTGCCAAGATACGCCAGTGAATCCGCTTGTATTCGCCGTGGACATGCATTGGTTCTGGTTGTTTTCAGACTGCGTAGCGCAGCGAAGATTTCCAATACGGTTGTTTGACCTAATGCCGTCGGCATGATCTATTCCATGTGCTGGCCATGACCCATACATATAAAGCCATGCAAGCCTATGCGCGTAATACAAAGCTCCGCCGATACCGATCTGCACATAGCCGATGCACTTATTTAAATTGCCCGCTTCTGCCCCTGATTTGGCGTTAACTCGGCCTCGAAATATCATGTCCTGGTTCCAAGTAAACACGCCTGTTTCTGGGTTGTAAGTAAGGAGTTCGCGTACGCGCTCTGCGGTTAAATCGTTTTTCAAGGTAAGCCCTCGGTAAGCAAGACAAAAGGCGGCAGGCTTGCTTAAGGCTTTTCGGGTTGCATCCCTATTCCGCGTTTCTCATGCTAGGGAGGGGTAAAAATCTATATCAGCTCTAGGCCGGTGAATATTGAAGGGTCGTAAATTTCACCCACTGCTCTCCTCATCGGATTTGAATCTGTCGCCACAACCTGTACAGCATCAGCGGTAAACGTAATCCCGCCAGCCTCCGAGACGTACAAGCTCCACGTCACCGCTGGCGTGGTCAGGTCATCCAAGTACACGGCATAGGCAACCGTGATCGGCTCGCGTGATGCGCCTATCAGCTTCAGCTTGCGTTTGAACTCACGCCCGACGACTTGACGCGGGAAGGCCATTGAGAGCTTGGATTGAGAATCGCCAGTTTGATCTGGTGGCTTGATCTTCATGGGCGCGGGTGTGTGCGAGAAGCCGCCAAGCGTCACCTCAGAAAACTGATTCGCCACCAAGCGCACCGGGCCGTCAAAGTTCGGGTGACTGAATGTGATGCCGTGGTACTCAGGCAGCGGGGATTTGCAGGCCCAGAATTCTTCCTTCGTCATGCCACCCACTCCGACAAACCAATGTCCAGCGGCTCCATCCACTCGTTCCAGTGCGGCAAACCGGCGATCAATTCAGCGGCATCAAGGTAAGCCTGTGGGATGACCTGCGCCCTGGCCATGATCTTGGCCGAATAGCTCCACGTCATGCCATCCTGCTGGCAGTCGCCCAGGCCATCAGGCAGAAACCGGCAAACGTGGTCAATCAGGCCAAACTCGGTTTGAATCGGTAGCGTGAACTCAAGCAGGCCGCGTTGGAGAATCTGGGTGAACCAGAGTTGAAACCGGATGGCGTCGAATTGATCGAAGCGAAACGACACATCCCAGAACACAGGCGTATCGGTGCCAATGGCTTGCACATATGCGTAGCCCCGGCGCGGCTCATTGAGTGCAAACGCTGCAGGCTGCGTGCGGCT